TTCCATATAGGCGGGACCGACCAGCTGCTCGGAACCACCCAGATAGGCGCGGATGATGTCGCGATCGACGTTTTGCGCATTCAGCGGGTTGATGCTCAGCTTGCTCACGAGGAGCGCATTGAGCGCACCGGTGGGAATGGCGTCAACACCGGAGGTGGTCTCGATCTTGGCCAGAATTGCGGTCTTGCGGATTAGGCGGCCCATGGCTCACTCCTGCGCTGGTTGATCTTCGGCTGGCTCGCCGGCGACTCGAATCAGCGCGCCGGTCACCATGTCGCGGACATAGGAACCACCGCCCTGAGGCTCGGCGTGCTGGATCGCTGCGTCTGCCGGTTTCACCGCTGCCACGGCCTGGCCTTGCGTGCCGTCCAAGCCATCGTCGTTACCTGCGTCGTTTTCATACGTATTCATTGCGTCAATTTCCTTCCAGTTGTTTGGTGCTTCACGATGAACTTGGCCGTGATGCAGGCCAGGCCGCTATCCAGCTCGTCAATTTCCCATTCGAGCGTGTCGCCTTCCAGCGGCTCGATGTCCTCGACCTGGCCGGCCAGCGTGGGGTCTACATCCAATTGCTCGAAGACGGCCACTACGGTGGCGTCAGCTTCAATATCCGGCGCGCCGCCAACGTTGCGGCCATAGCATTCGATTTCGATCAGCGTGGCCCAGTTGGTGCGCCCACCCATGACGGACGCCAGCTGCGAGGCGCTACGCACCAGGCGAACCACCACAGCAGCCGGCTGATCAGCACTGATGGCCCGGGTGCGCGCAGGAAATACCCGGCCTCCGGCAACGCCGCCGGCCTTCAACAGGTCGACAATGGCAAGTGCGATCAGCCGGTGCGCGGTGCTCATGGTTTTTCCAAAATCAGCAGCGTCAGACCATCAACCTGCGCGCCATCCGGCTTACGCAGAGCAACCCGCCATGCGGCGCCGTTCACCAAGATGACGGTGTCGGCCAACTCGGGCGGCGCATCGATGGAGCTGATCCACAACTGCGGATCCGCCGCCCCCATGCCGACCACACCGACATTGCCGATGCTGAACTCCGCATCAAACAGCACGGGGACAGGCTGCCCGCCGCCAATGACCGCTGTCGCATTCGCCAGACGCAACAGGACAGCACGGTTGGTGCGGGCTTCGAGCACGTGGAACATGTCAGCCGTTGATCTTGATGTTGACCGTGGTGGCGCCGTTGCCAGCGGGAGCGGCAGCAAAGCCGGCCAGCGTGTTACCGGACGCGGTCGCAGTCAGACGGCTATTGGCGGCATCCCAGTACAGCAGGTCGCCTTGCGCCACAACGTCGGTGGCCAGCTTCGCCACCGTCCACACATCAGTGACCGATACCGTGCCAGTGCCGTTGGCTGCGATGTCGGCCAGCGCGATGCCAATGCGCTTACCCATCAGCACCACGGCGCCCGATGCGATGGCTGCGCCGCCAGCAGTGAACGCCAGGACATCACCCTCTTGAACGTAATTCTTCGCCATCATTGGCTCCTATAGATTTGAGATTGCGCCGTAGACCGGCGCGTCACATGCGTCGCCGAGGCGGTTACACGCCCGGGTTTTTGGCCAGCGTGCGGTAGTCCAGCGCCTTCACGCCAGCATCCATGCGCACCTTGAATTCCACGCCGTCGACGTTCCAGCCGTTCTGCTGCTCCAGCGTCGGCGACTGATTACCGTCCAGGTAGCTGACCTCAATGGTGTCGTTCACGTCCTTGCTGGCCGTGCCGTACCAGCTGGTGGCCGAAGCGACGTCCAGGCGTGCGTCGGAGATCACCTCGAACGTGCCGCGAACCGAGTTCGGCACAGTGTTATTGCGGGATGCGGCGCCCACTTCGAACTCGCTGTCGCGCACGACTTTGGCCGTACCCTCCAGTGCCACCGGAACGAGAATTTTGGCAAGACGGATGTTCAGCGTGGCGGGGCCTTCCTTCTGGGTCGCCATGGCGACGCGCATCGCATCGATGCCGGCGGTGGTGATCGCCGCCGCCGTCAGCAGGTTTTTATGGTTCGCGTGGAACAGCGCGGTACCGTCGTTCATCGCCGGATTGCTGTTCAGGATTGCGTAGACCAGATCGCCGATAGTGCGAATTGCGGCACGGCCCATGCGGCGCGGGATCTTGGTGAAGGCGTCCAGGTCATCATTGATGATGGTCTGCCGCGTCAACGAGAACATTTTGCCGTACGTCGCCAGCTGTACCTGCTCGCCGCGATCGCCCAGCGTGGCGTAGGTGTATTCGCCGCCATCTTCGACCTTCGACAGCGATGGGAACGTGTTCAGATCGACACGCTTGCCGGGTTTGAAGTCGCCCAGCGTGCCGAAAGCGGTCCAGAGCTGGAAGGTTTCCTCGGCCTCGTCGTAGCCCTTCATCATGGCCTTTTCAGCCACATTGGCCAGCAACAGCGGGAAATCGCTGCCAGAATGTGTGAACGCCGCGGCCACCAGGCCCATCTTGTCCATGCCGCGCGCCTTCACGCCGGCGTGCTCCAGGCATGCGCGCGCGATGTCCAGCATGCTGTAGCTGCGGAAGCTGTTTGCGCGATCGTCCTTTTCCAGGCTGGCGCGGGCCAGCACCGACGCGGTCACACCGGCACGAAACTTGTCGCGCTCGTCTTCCAGGGTCACGATGTGGGTGCCCGCGATCGGCGCCGCGCCGCTCCCCAGGTGCGCCAGCAGTTTGGCGTTTGCCTGTTCGACGGTGCAATTATGATCGTCGACGCAGACCGTCTGCAGGGCTACGACGCCTTCGACTTTGGCAAAGCCGGCAAAGGCGCCGCTGATTGCCGTGCGGCGTTCCTGGTCGTCCTTCAAGGCTGCGGCGCGGATCTGCTCGGCGTCGGCCGCCGCCGTTGGGTTTGGTGCTGGCATAGTGGTGCTCTCCTTCGGAGTTGGGGTAGGGGTTAGTGCCGGAGCGGCGGCGGCCGGCGCATCCGGCAGCAGGGGGAACGATGAAAAACGAGCTTTGACCGGCACGCTGAACTGCGCGGCGGCGGAAATCGGCAGCGACGCCACGATGACGTCGATGAGTTTGGCCGCCATGGCCTCTCCGGCGGTGTACCAGTGGTCCTTGCCGTCGGCCAGCAGCACCAGTGCGGCGTCCTTGTCGCCGGAGCGCAAGGCGTAGCTCGTCGCCATTGCATCGGCATAGGTGTCGAGCATGTCGGCATACTCGCGCATCGCCACGCTGTTGCCGCTGGCGTAGTCAAGCCAGGGCGCATGGATCATCAGCAAGGCGTTTTCCGCCATTTCGATGCTATCGCCCGACATGGCAATAAGACTGGACACTGATGCGGCGACGCCGTCCACGATGGTGGTCACCGTCGCCTTGTGGCGCTTGATCGCGTTGAAAATGGCTATGCCGTCCGTGACCGAGCCGCCGTAGCTATTGATGCGAATCGTCAGCTGGTCCACGTCCAGCGCAGACAACTCGCGCACGAAGTCGATGGCGGCGATGGTGTCGCCGTACCAACTTTCGCCGATATCGCCGTAGATCAGGATTTCGGCGGACGAGGCCGCCGCCACGGCACCGGCCACCGGCCGCGCGTGGGCACGGATGGTGTACCACTTGGCGGCCGGGGCTTGCTGGGTTGTAGTAGGTGCTGGCATTGTGCGTTCCTTATTCGGTACGCACAGTTTCCAGTTTGCGCAGTCTCATTTCTACGTAAAAATGAGACTATATTTTCAATCGCCGTTGTCAGGCGGCGACGGCGCCTTCGGGGCGCGCTGGTTGGCAAAGTCGGAGGAGAACACCAAACCCTTCTCCTTGGCCTTAGCCCGATGCGCCTCGATCTGCTCCAGCACATCGCGGGGATTGGCGCCGCGCTTGCGCATCACCTCGACTTCGCTGGCGAAGCCATCCTGCACCAAGTTCTGCCACGCCAGCGCCTCCTTGAGTGGGTCGATCCACGGCATTGACTGCCCGACGAACAGCGCATCGTCCATGCTGCTTGGATCCACATCCTTGGGCATGACCACAGCGCCTGATAGGTGGGCAGCCATCACGAAGTCCTTCCACACGGGCTGGACGAACTGGCCCACGAACTCGTCCGTCAACACGGCGTAATTGATCCACTGTTCGACCAGCTCCTGGCGCTGCGCCGAATACGTGCCGCTATAGTCGCGCGCCAGGCTGGAGTAACTGGCGCCGATGCCTGCTGCCACCGCGCGCAGCTGGCCACTGCGGAACGTGATCAGGTTCGGATTCGGCCGGTTGGAATCAATCAATCCGATCTCCTCACCAGCGCCAAGCGAATCGATGATCATGCCGGGCGTGAACGAAATCTCGCGCTGAGCCGCCGTCCCGGCTCCCTGGTTCGGATCGCCATATAGGTCGGGGGAGCCTTTCTTGATATATGCCGTCAGGGATGCCGCGACCTTCGCGGCAATGCGCTCGCTCTCCTCATAGTCCTTGATGTCCTCAAGGCGTGTGATGACGCTGGCGAACTCCGACACGCCGCGCATCTGGCCGATGCGATCGATGGACGCGATGTGGTGCATGCGCGCCGCCTCCACGCGCTTTACATCGAAACTGCGTTTGAGCCAGCTATCGCCGTTCGGGAATGCCTTGTACGCAAAGTACGCCGTGGGACGCCCCCACGCATTACGCTCCACTCCCTGCTGCACACCCTTGGCCTCGTCGTAGTAGTCCATGGGAATGAGGTCGGGTTCCATCAATTCCAGGGAATAGGGAACCCGCGTACCGTGGTCGAGCAGCGCGACCGGGCCAATCAGACGTTGGGAAAAAGCCTCGCCGTCCCGCATCCAGGTCTTTGCGATCAGGCGCTGCACCTTGGACCAGTGGTGGCGTTGCGTGACCTCAGGCGTCAACGCCCAGTCGCGGTGCGCCTCGCGCAGCGCCCTCGCGTATTCCTCGTGAATCCGACCGTCCCGGTAGCGCGGCTGGGGCTCGACGCCGATGCCGTTGGCGCCGACGACGTTATTGACCAGTGTGCGCAGCGCGCCCCGCGCGATGTCGTGGTTCTGTTCCAGGTTGCGCGCCAGCGCGCGCAAGGCCACCGCGCCCTGCTGCACCTGTGTGTCCGGCGAGCGCGTGTCGCGGCCCCCTTTGCGCAGGCGGGACGGTTTGGCGGCCTCGTACTGGTTCAGCACCTGGCGGGCCATGAGGCGCTTCACACCCGCCGCCGGCGAGAAGAAGGACACCACGCGGTCCATGGTGTTCAGGCGGATCTTTGCGTTGACGGCCATCATTCGCTCCCGAATCGCGCTACGGAAAACGTGCGGCCGCCAAAGGTGCGCGCGCCGGCGGCGCCGGGAGCCTCCGAGTTGACGCGCTGCTCCCATTCCTTCCTGCCGGCCTGGATCATGTTCAGATCTTCCATGCGCAGGCGGCGCGGCGGATCGCCGAATGAAATCTCTTTGCCGGCCAGGACGGCCGCCTCGGCCTCCAGGTACTTCGCAAGCATATCGGTGGCGACTGTCATCATTTTCTCCATCTGGTTGAAGCCACGACGGTATCAATTCCGCTGTCTCATTTCTACGTAAAAACGAGACAGCCGCCGGCACCAGTCAGGCGCCTTTCAATATCCGGTAGAACTGCCCGCGGCTGATGCCGAACTCCTCCTGCAGCGCGAGCCGATTACGCATGTCATACCGTGACCGGATCGCTTCCGCGCGCGCATCGGCGTCCTGATTGGTCTTCTTCACATACACGGCTTGGCCGCCCCATGCCTTACGCAGGCGGGACTCGATCTCCTTTTCGGTCGCGCTGGAGAAGACCTCCTCACCCAGCGACGCACGCATTTCCGCGAAGACCGCGCCCAAAATATCAAATTGTTGTGCTTGCATTACCTGAATCCTCGACTAGCCCAGTCGTCCGATGCGAAGCGGCTCGATTGCACGCTGCGCGGTGGTGGTTGTTGCGCCGCCGGAACCGGCGCCGGCGGCCTCTTGCTTTCTTCCCGCGTCGGCGCGGCCTGCGCGGCAGCTTCCGTCGCGGGTTCGCCAAACATGTCGGCTATGGCGGGCTGGATCTCGTCCTCCAGCTGGCCCCAGAACTTCGCCGTCTTCTTCGACAGTTCAAAGTGCGTTTCCAGCCAGACCGCGTACACCGCGCAGTCCAGCGCCTCAACCCGTTTGCGCAGCGCCGTCCAGCGCGATTCCTTTCCGCCGGCGGTAGCGCGTTCCACTCGTGCCTCACCCGCAAACTGTTTGAAGTATTCATCACTCGCGTCCTTCGAGAAGTGGATGTAGCCCGGTCCGGGCTTGCTGATTTGCAGCCGGCCATAGATCAGGTCTTTCGCCAGGTTCGTGCCCACATACCAGAGAATGGCGCCGTTCTTGCGCGTCTTGCCGCGCCAGTCGATGTCCACCTTGGTGGCGCCGTCCTTGATGTGTTTCTCACGCCCGGACCGCCCGCGCACAGCGTGCACACGGCGCGCCGCGTGAGTGTGGGCAAAGTTGTACACGGCGTGCGCGTGGTGGCCGCCGGAGTCGATGCAGCTGCCATAGATTTTCAGTCGCTTGCCGCTGGCATGTGGGAATTCCGTTTCGATCAAGTATTCGGCTACGTCTTGCCAAAGCGCCTCTTCGCCCGGGTTGCCATAGAAAATGCGATGGTCAATCAGCCAGGTTTCGCAGCCGCGGCCGTACCCCCAGACCGAAACCTCAACCCGGTTGTCCTGCGTGTCGCCGCTGGCCAGCAGCCGCAGGCAGCCCTTCGGCACGAAGCCGAACTTGTATGGTTCGGCCCGATCCTTCAGCTCATCGGCGTCCGTCTTCTCCATTTCCACGGCCCAGGTCTGACCCAGTGTGGTGTTGGTGAAGGCCTTCAGCTTGCTGATGTCCCCGGATTGCGCCTTCTCGTACGCCGCGATGAACTCGCGCACAAGGTCGGACCACGTGACCATGGGGCTATACGCCGTCCATACGTGGAAGGCAATGTGCGACAGCGCCTCCACTACATCGCCTGCGCCGTTGCGGAACACGCCCGCAGCGTCAATGGTCAGGCTGGCGTCAGCGTTCTGCCAGCGGCCCAGCTCCGCCACCGCGAGGTACTGGCCCTGGTCAATCAGGCTCGTGCAGTGGGGACAAACGTGGCGCACGGAGTCGGGGTCGCCGGGCAGCCACTTGAAGCCCGCCTTTTCCTCCTTGCCGCCCCAGGACAGGACATGGAACTCGCCGCATTCAGGACACGGCACGGCATACCGGAAGCGTTCGTCCGCCTGGTTGAAACGATCCTCGATCAGCGAAAAGCCCTGCAGCTTGGGCGTGGACCCGGTGATGAATTTTGGGAACGTCGCTCCCTCTACGCGCTTGGCGGCCAGGATGTCGGGCGAGCCCTCCTTCTCGATGTCGCGCAGGAAAGCATCGAGCTCATCCATCAGCGCGACGTCCACCGAGATCCTTCGGTAGGCGCGCGCGGCGGTGCCGCCGCGGGTATGCAGCATGCAGCCCAGGAACTTCTTCTGCGCCAGCGTGTTGTCCTTGTGCCGGATGATGTGCGCTGGCATGGCGCGGGCCATGGCCTTCACATCGCGCAGCATCGGATCCAGTTCGGTCTTCACGAATTCGTCGCTGTCGCCATCGGTGGGCTGCCACAGCACCTGGTTGCGGCGCTTGTGCTCGGCGAAGTAGCCGATTTCGGCCAGTAGCATCTTGGTGTAGCCGACGCGCGCCGATTTCATGAAATCGATGGCGCGGATATCGTCGTTGCTGATGCAGGCCATGATGGCGCGCTGGAATGGCCACGGTACCCAGGCCTGCTCGACGTACGAAGATTCCTTCGACAGGTAGAAATGCTCGCGCGACCACTGCTCCAGCGACAGCGGCTCAGGAACACCGAAAGTGCCGAGGCCACGCGACACGGTGCTGCCCAATTCGGGCGATTCCCAGTTCACCACGTCGTACATGTTGCTCATGACAGGTCGTCCTCAAACACCGGATCGTCGCCCGCCTCTGCGTCTTGCTCGCGCAGGTCGGCCAGGGAGATCGCGGCGACGATGTTGCGCACCCGCGCGATCTCCCTGGCGATGTTGTTCACCTCCTCGGAGCTGAGGCTCGGGACCCGGCGGCGCACCGCACCCGGTATCGCATCGAACATGCCGGCAACGCGCGCGCCGGCCTTTGATAGCACCTCTTCGATCAGCACCACCGGCGCCAGCTCCTTGCGCGTGATGGCGTTCTGCATTTCGATACGCTCCTTTTGAGCTTTGGCCAGGCCGGCGCGCTCAGTCGCCAGGTCGAGATCGCCGGTGGCGGCGCGGCCAGCGGCCTGCTCGCGCAGATGCGAGCAGTAGACGTGCAGCGCCTGCAGGCCCGGCGCGCCCAGGTCCAGTACGCCGCGCGCGACCAGGGCGCCGATGGCCTGCTGGCTCACGCCGACGAGGTTGCCGAACGCCGCCTGCGTCATCGGTTGACTCAGTTCAAACTCAGGCTGAGACAATACAACCCCCTTGGAATAGGCCTATGACTAGCGAATCGTCGAGGTTCGAATTACCCTTGCCTCCCAGTGCTGGGGAGTACCTTGGGAAAACATTTCTATTTGGAAACTGTTGCATATCGATCACATTTCCCTCTGGGGAAGTGTTGCATCCGGTGCATGAATCGCCGCCTGCCGCCGGGATGGCGTCGATGCTGGCCATCATCGTGCAGTCCTTCGCGCTTCGACCATGGCCCGCGCGAACTCGCCGGCGAACTCGGTCTCAACCGTCTTCTCGACCACGTACTCGAAGTCCAGGCGCGGCTGGTAGACCGCCGAACGGACGAACAGCAGCACCGGCTTGATGGCACTGCCCTTGGCGAATGTGAAGCGCTGGTACACGCCCAGCGGCAGCCTGTCGCCAGGGCGTCCAACGAAGTAGGTGAAGCCCAGCTTGCGCTTTGAGCCGCGCGCCAGGCGGGCACGCCCCTGGTCCGTCATGTTTGCCTTGTAGCCCGCCTCGGGGAAGGCGCGGAAGTAGGCCAGGATCTGCACGATCTGGCCCCGGCTCATGTTGCCGTACGCGTCCAACTTGGCACCGGCGCCCGGCACGGTGCGATAGCCTGCGGGCAGCGCACCAACAGCCTGCAGCGCGCGCTCGTAACGCTTCTGCCCGCGCACGCCGCCTTGGATCTGCGGCAGCAGGAACTTGGCGGCAGGCGTGGCCTTGGTCGCGTCGTCCTTCAGCATCACGGTCGCCGACAGCCTGGACTTGGTGGCCGGCTCGACGCGCAGACCGGACAGGGTGTACGGCGTGGGATTGCTGAACACGTCGCGCATCTCACGCTGCAGCGCTGGCACCGCCTTCTGCGCAGTCTTCGTCAGCGCCACCCTGGTCGCATAGTCCACCTGCTTCTGCTCGGCCTGCATTCGGCTGGTCAGTGCAGCAATGGCGTCGCGTACGTTTATCGGCATGCCGCCTCCCGACGCGATATCCCCAGCACTGCCTCCGCCGCCTCAATGGCTGCGATCGACATGACCTCACCGCTCCTGCTGCGCTCGATGATCTTGTGCGCCCAGCCGGTGCCGCGCCCAGCCGGTGCCTTGCCGTACTGCGCCAGCTGCATACCGTAGGCCTGCAGCATACTGCGCGCCTCAGCTTCTGCCGTGCGGGTCTGCCCGGGTGCAGGCAGCGCGATGGCGCGGGCCGGAATTGGCTCAGGATCAGACTTGGCCAGCTCGGCCGCCAAGGCACGCTCCCACCGCGGTTTCAACATGGCGTAGCCCAGCTGGTTGAAGTCGTGCGCCCCGATTGCGGACCAGGCCCAGAAGATCGCTGGCAACGACCACGCTTCCGGCTCGCCGCGCTGTCGGCGCATCCCTTGCTCCAGCGCCTCGTAGTAGGCCGCTTGTGGATCCAGCGCTGGCCGGCATAGCTTGAGGAATTCCGGCAGTGTCGGTGGCCAGTCCCTGGTGCTGAGCTTGTGCACGCCAGCAGATAGCTCCTCGCGGCTCAGCACGGTGAGCGCTTCTGCCCAATGCAGCTTCACGCCACGCCCGTCGATGCCGCGCCATTGGTCCGCGAACTTCACACCGTAGGTGTACGCCATCTTGCTAAACAGGCTTTCGATCCAATGCTCAGGCAGCACTGCCGATGGCCAAGGGGGTGATGTCGATAAGTCGTGGTCGTTGTTCATCGCGGTGTTGTCCGGTTAGTTCGTTCAGGGTCTCGCGTCTGGCCTGGTCCAAGGGCCTCTCACTTTGGCTCGGTGATGCGCGCGCATTGGCGCCGGCAACGCGCATGCTGGCAGCCTCGGCGGCGCGTCGCTCCAGGATCTTCACGACGTAGCCCAAGGGAATGACCTGCCCGGCTTTCGACACGGCAGCATCTGCGCAGGCTGCACGCACGGTCGCGACGGTGATGCCCTGCGCAGCCATCGCGATAAGGCGAGGGTCGGCGGGCTGGCAATTCACACCCAGCTCCCGCAACGCGATGCTGAGTTCGACTGCGGTGGCCCCGCGCGCGCTGACTTCGATCAGTGTTGGCGTGGGGTTGTTCTGGTTCTGGTTCTGGTTCTGGTTCTGGTTCTGGTTCTGGTTCTGGTTGGCACCTTCGCGCACCATTCCCGCACCCTGCGCGCACGTGCGCGCACCCTGCTCGCACATGCGCGCACCCTGCTCGCACTTTCCAGATTCGTGCGCGCATGTGCCGCCAACGTGCGCACACGCCTCGGCGGCACCTTCGCGCACATCTATATAGTCGTTCGGAGCTGATTGGGCGAGATCTAATGCAGCCTGGCGCGCAACTGCCGCAGCAGCGACTCCCGCACGCGCCTTCGCTTCGGCATCAGCCTCGGCGCGCAGTTTGGCAGCGCGGGCTTTGCCGCCAGCGCTGCTCTTTTCCAGGCCATCGTGGTACTCCTGGATCTCGCGCTGGCAGCGATTGTTCACCCAGCCGCCATCAGTGCGGCGGAAGAATTCCTCCAGTACAGCCTCGATTGCGGCCACCTCGTCTGCGCTAGCGCTACGGCCGGCAATCTTTTTCACCAGCGTGGGCAGGTCCAACGGCAGCGGCTTCTCCGTGTCGTAATACATGTCGAGCATGTCGCGGTAGACGCTGCGCTCCAGCCGCGAATTGAAGCGCGTAGAACTGTTGAAGTCACCGATGTGGTGCGGGTAGTAGTTCATGCACCGTCCGCTTACTTGACTTCGTCCGCCGAACGGCAGTAGACCTTGAACATGGTCGCCATCAGCTCTTTCATCGTCTTATGCATGGCCTGGCCGATCCGCTCCAGTTCGGCGCGTTCGCGCTTGTCAATCTCACCATCGCCGATAGCGGCGTTATAGGTCTTCGACAGGTCGCCGATTTCGCCATACAGCTCGTGGAACTTGGCGAGGAGGTCGGCGCCGTCGAGAGGTCCTGCGTCGGGCAGGTCGATGTAGACGCCGCCGGTGGCAGCGGCAACCGCCTGCGCGAAATGGCTGGTGCCCGAGTAGCGCTGGATCATCATCGCCGTCGATACGCGCAGGCCATTGCCATTCAGCTCATACACGCGCGCCTCCAGCGAGGGGCGCTTCATGCCCAATGTGGCGGCAGTGCCGTTCCAGCCGTGCACGGTAATCATTTGCTGATAGGCCTTAGTGAAGTCGTCCACAGGTATTTCCTCCAAGTACGTACGTTGTTAACTCGCTGCCGAGTCGTTAATATCTGCCCATCGACATTTGCTCTGGACAACTTTCCAATGCGTTATCATTTCCATTCGATCGCACCAAGAACCCAGCTAAGGTCCCCCAATGGAAATGCCTTCGGTCGTTCATCCAACCTCATTCAACATTCGCGGAATTTACTTCCGCGTCGTCACTCTTTTTCCGCTAACCGACCAACAAGCGGCCAAGATTGCCATGCGGTATTACCGAGCCAAAAAGTTCAAGAAAAAAGACATTGGCTCTACGATTCACGTGATTTCGGTCGTCGATCGAGAGTCGATAGAACTGCTATAAGCAAGTCCAAATGCTCGACGGGCACCTCCAACGCTTCTTTACTCAGCGATGAAAATATCCGCACCACGCCGTCGTATGGGCCAGCAATAGCGAATGGGATTTGCCGCAGTGGAAGAGGGTCAGTACGGACCTCGTACGCCGAATCGGGATCCAGCGAAATCACATCCGCGCATGCGCCAGGGCAAAAATCGATCTCGGCGAACATAGAGTCCCACCATGCATCCCAGCGTTCGCGCAGCCACGCCCATACGGACCAGCGAGATTGCCGCCTAACCGATGTGCTACCAACTTTCGAACCCATATCAGTGCCCGGTGGTAGGGATTGGCGACATCACGGCGCTATCCGGCACGGTGTCGAGGATGTTGTGGGGCTTGGGCGGCTGACGGCCAGCGTGACCAACGGCCTGCGAGGCTGCGCCGTAGATGTCGTCGAAGGTCACTACATGCCCCATTGCTTGCGCATAAGCGATAAGACGCTTAGCCACCTCAGGCGGGACGCCCTGTCCACGTTCGTAGTGCGAGACATTTCCCTGCGTTACGTTCAGGGCATCTGCCATAGCAGATTGCGTGACGCCGAGCTGCGCTCGGATGCGTGCGATAGGGTTCATGCAGCACATATTAGTCGGACTGCTTAACCGTGTCAACAGTCCGACTAATTGAGATTTATTAGCTTTCCTTATATTGTTGCCACATGCCCGCCCTCCCCCTATCGTCAGAACAGCTTGCCGAAGCTGCGCAACTCAAATACCTCTTTCAAACTTGGCAGAAGGAGCGCCGCGGTGCGAACCTGCCGTCGTCCCAGGAGGCGGCCTGCGAAAGTCTCGGTTTCGGTCAGAGTGCGTTAGCGCAATACCTGAATGGCCGCATTCCGCTAAACGTTGAAGCAGGCATAAAATTGGCGAACTTATTGGGAGTATCGCTATCGGACTTCAGCCCCACTTTGGCGGAGCAAGCCGCGAAATTTGCTGAGGCGATCGTCCCGCATACCGAAGACATCGTCGGGGTGGCTGAGCAAATTGGTGCACGCCAGGTAACAGATGACGATGACCACGCACCAGTCACGATCGCCATCAAAATGGTTGCGTTACATCTGCAAGCCGGCGTTACTGGGTTTGAGACCGTGGAGAACTTTGAGGATGGCGGCAAGCTTCAC